GTAGCCATTTTTAGAGATCCAGATAATTAATAAAGTTAACTTAGGTAATGCCCTTCTGCCCTAACCCCTGGCGTATGTGTTTGGTTGATTCGGGATGATCACCCTAGACCCGCCGGGGGCGGGGGAGTCGGTTGATTAGAGTTCATGGAGGTGGTAACGATCAAACGTCATCTTCGTCATATCGGGAGCTTCGTTGCAAAAGACAACAACATGGGGCTTGCGATGAAGAGTCTTCATACGAGAATCATATTTAGGGGAGAACACCAGACGGTCCTTCAACTGCTCCAAGACATGATAGTTGAGGAATTCCATGCCACCACGAGGTACGTTAAAAAGAAAAATAGATTTCGATTCGTCCACAGCATGAGCAATATCGTCACGCTTACCCACAGACAAACACTGAACAGCAACTGGATCAATCGAGAGCATGTATCGCTGAAACCAACTCTTACCCTTTCCTCCGTCGGGATCGACGTAGAAGAGGATGGTGCGGTCATCCGGATCAAGTTGAAGAATGTCGGAGAGATCGTTCTGCCAATTGCGTAGATCCCAATTGACTTCTAAGACAGGTTCGGGACAAGTAAGCCTTGCAAGGTCTTGCAAGTTCCTCCGGTACCGCACGAACAGGGTGGGAAACTCGTTAGCGGTCTCGCGGTCAGTCGGAGCTCTTCCCGTCTCCTGATGATGGCGCAAGACCCACTCGCGAAATCGATCAAACGGAGAGCTGCGTGGAGATGACTCAGTTGGGGCCGTGCCCCACTCTTTGAAAAGTCCGTCTTTCTTACAATACGTAGCCGCTTGGAACGGAGTTCCTCTCTTTGCCTCGATGTGGCAACCAGGGGGGAGAAGAGTACGCGCTTCGTTGAAGCGCTTGACACCTTGGAAAATGACGTATCCTTGGAGATGAGGCGTGCCCGCTTCGCCGGTCTCGTAACCGTAAACGAGATAGGAGACAACGGGGGCCAAGCCTTCGAGGAGATCTTCATGGTCACGGGTCCAGTTGTTCACCGTGAAACACCAATGGCGGGTTTGGTTTGGCATGATTAGGATTTGTGAGAGGTGAGAGATCGAGCTAGGTAATACTAGGCTAGCTCGATGGTTGATTTCGCCGGACATAAAAACTGCATGCAGGATGCCGTATCGCGGATTCAATAAACGAAAAAGATTTTCAGTCTTGGGGCGACGTGTCCGACGACGAATACGACCACGAAATGCGTTTCTCGCGCGACGCGGAAAACTGCTCAGGTATGGTAGGTACGCACGCGGCTTCGGCCGTGCAGCATTGGCCTACGAAGCGGGATCGGCTATATATCGCGCTGCGCGCAAGCACTTTTCTCCTAGGATGATCGGAGATGTTCCAGGAACAGGAACTGCCAAGAAATGCGCGGTAGTTGATACCAACCCGCTACTCAAAGACACCCGTACACTTTATACGGAGGAACTTACGACAATTCCACAAGGAACGGATATCGACGAACGTGAAAGAAGGATTGCGAACCTTCGCGGATTTAAAATCTGCGCTGAAATTGCAAACAAATCTACTACTCCTTTATACGTAAATGTCGCCGTGATTTCGACAAAACAAGGTACTGAGTCATCCGGTATTGAAACAACAGACTTTTTCAGAGCAGCTGCTGGAGCAAGTCGCGCACGCGACTTCTCTACGGCGTTGAATAGTAATGAGATGCATTGCTTACCAATAAACACGGATCGGTACATCGTGCTACGACACAAAAGGTATCGACTCATTGAGGAAGGTGGAACTACGTTTACATCAAACTCAGGAAACAGTTTCTTGAACTTAGACTGGTATGTCAAAATTAATCGACAGATACGATGGGACTCTTCTGTGGGGCAACCCGAATCAGGAGCAGTATACCTTGTATATTGGTTCGATTTATTCCAATCGCCTACGTTATCAACTCCTGTTGTTAGCGGAGTATCAACAACTTGGAGAGCTGTAGCCATTTTTAGAGATCCAGATAATTAATAAAGTTAACTTAGGTAATGCCCTTCTGCCCTAACCCCTGGCGTATGTGTTTGGTTGATTCGGGATGAT